GGATCATAATCATCATGGCAGAGATAGTCCCACTCTGCCACAAGTGCATCAACTAGTTGCTCTTTAGTATAATTCATTTGTAAAGATAACTACCTGCCCAATCACAGTTCTCCAATACAAACTCACGTTCTTGGATGATTAAGAGATTGAAACGCACACCTTTTGCTGGTGCCTTGTATGATGCTGCCTTGTAAACTTCACCGGTCTTCTTATCAATGAAGCAGTGAACTGATTCAATCTGACCATCTACACACTGCATCACTTTGTGATACTTGCGACCAGAAATCAGTGCATAAGAATAGTTGCGACCATTTGGATGTGAACGTTGATGACTTTGCTGGAGAGCATCACATAGCATCATACCATACTTGGTGACATTCAACTGAATGGTGTTCTGAGCATCTTTCTGAGCAACGTAGTCGGTGAAGGTGGCAGTCATGGGTGGTTTCCCTTGTATGAATGTATTATAGAGCATCCTGAGAGGGTTTCAGGATGCTGTGTGACACTTAGGCAAGTGGTCCAGCAGGGATTTCCACAGGTTCTGGTGCTACCATATCATCGAAATAGTTCATATCATAGGCAAACCAGTTACCATTACGGAAGATGTAAGAGTATTCTTCACCATCAGAGAAGAACTCTTCCATATCTTTATCAAGACGTGGTGCATTATCTTCAAGAGATTCACCACGCATAGTGTAATACAGAGCACCAGACTCAGGCATAGTTTCATTACCCCAACCGGCATTAGTCCAGGTGCAGGACATATTACCACCATCAATCAGTTCTTTTACTTTCTCAACGGTATCATAGTTGTCACGCAGAACTTTACCATTGAACGCAGGATATCCATCATAATGACAATAAACAGAAACGATGCTCTCATCTTGAAGTTGGATGCCGATGCGTGAACGAGTGCCCATAATGAAGAAATAAGGGATTTGGTGAGAGGGTGACCAGCGCCTCTGATTGGTTTAGTCTCTTAAAGAGAGGTCGTGATGGGAAGGTCTCCCCTCCACTCATCTAATATACACGAAAAAGGAGGGTATGAAACCCTCCTTGTGACACTTCTTAAATTGTCTTAATCAATCCTCATAAATCAAACATTCAGGTTCTGATGGGTTAGCATCACAAAATAGTTCTAGTGGTGAGGGATCGTGATGATCACCTGCTTCAATCTCTGACTTGTGATGTTCAGCATATTCTTCCAATTCGTGCAGTTCACCTTCAATATGACGACGTTGATTGGGAGAGATCATAGGATTGTCAAGGATTTCTTTGTCCTTGGCGATGTGAGTTTCTATGTTTTCCATTGGGTTATTGTACTTATACCCTTATTTATTTTGACTCTTTGCTTTTTCTACCAAATAATCAGCAAGAGCTTCCATTCTTTCCGGGTGAATTGCACGAATACCTGCCTCCTTTACAGCAATCTCCATACTTTCCACTTCATTTTCAGTCAGTTTCTTGCCGTTTTTTGGTAAAGTCATAGAAAATTGCCCGATTCTGTAGTATTTTAGCATTTCCACACAAAAATAGTTATAATCTTAATGTTTTCTTTGGAATTTGACAACGAATTGGTACATATGAGAAGTTTCTGCATCAAGAAACTCGCAAAGTTCTAAATTGTTGTTATTCAACATTGAATGAATTTGTGGTAATGTAAATTGATGCTCACACTCGTGGAAACAATAGTCTCTGCAAGTTGATAACCCATAAAAGTCAAGCATCTGTGTCAATTCTTCCAATTCAGGATAACAACCATTGAATACTTTGGTTCTAAACTCTCTTATGTCAACATTTTTGATAGAGTTTCTTACTTTTGTGACTGCTGTTCTTGCATCCCTGCTGTATAATCCCAGTTTCATTTGTCCACCAGGTGCTAACACTTTACACAGTGCAGATAGACCACGTTCAGGGTCTGCCATATGGTGTAATACTCCACCACATTCTATGATATCAAATTGCTGTTTTAGTAACTCAACATTTAACAAATCCATAACGATAAATCTAACATTCATTCCATATTCATCTACCTTTTGTTTAGCATATGCCACACTCAAATCACATATATCGATAGCAGTAATGTCAGCATCTTTGTATTGACTAGCACCAATAATTTGATGACCAGTGCCACATCCAGCAATCAAAACTTTAGGTGAGTTACCTTCTCTATATTCCTCAGGTATAAAGTCAGTATATCTCCACTTAGGATATGGATTCTCCATATACTGATCCCGCACAAGTTTAGATGTAGGATCAGTTATAGCACCCACTCTTTCTAGTGTTTGTTGTATCTCTAAGACGGATAATGGATCTGCTATCTGAACTTTAATGAACTCATCTTGTTTGTATGGTTTTACAAGATTATGGATAGGTTCATAACAAGATATAACTGGAGCATAATACTTTTCGTTGCCAGTTATATTGTCCTTCAAATAGTTCAACCATTTGATTTCATCATTATCGTAGTTATAGACATAATCATTCAAGAAACATTGAATGGATAAACACTCAATGAAAGATATAATATTATCTGCATAGTGATAACTAGATGCTGTTTGTTTACAGAAATCTTTTCTCAATTCAGTAAAGATAGTTTCCCACTTATAATCTGGGATCAACATCAAAGTTATACATTTTTTGAAGACTTCATCATCAAAGTCAAATCTATAGTTTTCATATCTTTCTAGAAAGATGTGAACATAATCTGTATGAAATACTTCAGTATCATTTAGTATTTCCTCAATCATCAGGCAGTTCAGTATAGTCTGGAAGATATGCAGATTGTGATATAGATGGTAAAGGTCTCACATTAGATGGTTTAATTTTCTTCAACATTTTCTCACCCTTACAAACTTCTGTCTGATGTTCGATGATATGATCTTTAATAACTCGTTCAACTTTCTGATAAAGGTCCATCTAAATCTTGACGAATTGCTTCATTAATTATATCATTTATTTCTTCGTTTGTCATTCCATTCATAAACTTCCAGTTAGGATCATTTTTATCCCACTCGATAGTGAATGTTCCATCTTTATTTTGTTCAACTTTAAGAGAATCACCGATTGCTAGATTAGCATCCATACTATCAGTCATCGAATACCTTACACATAGGTGAACCTGGGTGATCATCACAGAACTTATCTAAAACTTTGTCCTGGTGACGATTCTTTGGATCAGCAATCTTACCTTCTGTAGTAGGATCCCACTCATCAGATGAGTGTTCTTCATTACAATGTAGTTCTACCTTATACTCATTCCACTTATCATTAGGATCATAAAGTGGATCGGATGGATCTTTTTGGCGTGGTTGTGACATAGTTTAGCAGTCCTTATTTTTTTTGAATTGTTTACGGCACTCTTTAAGTACCTTAAGTTCGCTCTTTATAGTTTTGTAGGCATCTTCAGCGGATAATTTCTTACCCATTTCCAGAGCGACTGTTAATTCCACTCTAGTTCCAAAATGTTTAAGTGCCTCCTCAAAGCAATTTAGGTCTTCATACATTCGGTTTCTCTAATTTACCTACTCTATCTAACACATTAACCATTTCAGATTGAAGTCTGACAATTTTTTCATCATGACATTTTAACCATTCGAAGTTTAGTTGATCATCATATTCCATCTCGTGTGCACTATTGTCAAGATTATATCTTTCAACTGCCCATTGTGGAACATCACGAGTAGACCAAGGGTAAAGTCGATATTCTAATTCTGCAACAATACCCCACAACCAAATTCGAATATTTCTAATCATAACTTACCACTAACTATACCACTATTCACCACTCTAGTGCTACCTTCTGGCCAACCTTCTTGTTCACACTTAAGGTGCCAACGTGTCATAATAGTTACATTCTCTTTAATGGCACCAGTGAGCATTTTACGACCATCTTTAGTCATCGAAGAAAACAAACCATAACGAGTTGCCCAAACATAGAAACACTCGTCAATAAGTTCTGCACCTTCGGGAATATCAACACTCATCTGATTTGATTGTGTTTGAATCATTGTTTTCTTCTGGTGGTTTTTTATTAAATCCAAATGGTCCTACTTTAGTTTCAGACCTTTTCTTCATAACAACACCAGCAAGAGACTCCATAATTTTAAGGATGTCTTCTGCCTTAGCACCTTCACCAAGTTCTTTGGCAACATAAAAATACTTATCAAAGAACTCTTGACTGTGCTCTTTATAGTCTTCAACTGTGATCGGTTGGTCTTTCATGAGGTCTTTTCAGATTAGAGTTTGCAATTTGACGTTCGGTGTCTTTCATTTGGTTATGTAGTTGTGCTAGAGCAGCAACAACTTCAGGCGTTTCTTCCCACTCCCAAGTTTCACCACCCTTTCCAGTAAATGATTTTGTAGTCATAATGTGATCCACCTTTCGTTTTCGAGTGTCCAGTTAGTAACCTCTGCGATTCTTTCACGCACAGACTTGGCAGGAGTCCATCCAAGTGCTTTCATTTTATCACCATCCAAGGCATAACGCAAGTCGTGTCCAGGACGAGAAGAATGAAAATCAACTAATTGATAGTTTAGTTCCTTTTCTTCCGCTTCGGCAATGATTTGTGCCAATTCGAGGTTGTTGAGTTCTTCTGCTCCAACAATATTAAACTTAGGACATTTAGCGTTGCCCCAAGTACGTTCAAATTCACCCTCATAATTTAATAGAAACAGAATTGCAGACGATACATCTTCAGCGTGAATGTAATGACGCGAACCAGGAATAGTCTTGGTACTATCACTGTGAATTGTTACTGATTCACCATCACGAATACGTTTGATACACATTGGTATATATTTCTCTGGATGCTGACGCTCTCCAAAGACATTCATCGTATGAGTAATATACACTGGCAAATTATAGGTGTTTTCATATGCTACTGCAAGTTCTTCACCACCAGCTTTAGTTGCACTGTAAGGATTGGTAGAATTATATCGATCATTCTCCTTATATTTGATACCATCAGGTGCCGGTCCAAAGACTTCATCAGTGCTGAAATAGATGAACCGCTCAAGATTATCCTGATGCAAACGTGCAAATTCTAGGATGTTAGCAGTGCCAACAACATTGTCCAGCACAAACTCCATAGGATAATCAATACTACGGTCAACATGTGAACCAGCAGCAAGATGCAAGATGTAATCAACCTGACCAATCTCACTACGGACCAGTGGATTTAGTTCTGCTTTCAAGTCGTGGTGAACAATACGAACACGCTTACGGACTTCAGGATCAAATGATAACATAAGATCATGTAAACGATTTAGATTACCACTGTAATCCAGTCGATCAAGTGTGATAATATCCCAATCGGTATGTTTCAGAAGATAACCAATTGTGTGGTGTGCAATGAAACCTGCACCACCAGTGATCAATACTTTTTTCATTGTCAAGCTTCGCCTGTAATTGAGAGTTCGTGAATAAAGAATGTGAATGACATTCTACCTGTTTCTAAATCTACGCCAAAAGTATCTTGTGGAGCGTGGATTTTGTAACCATCATAGCACACAAGTCTGTTATACTTATTGTCAATGATGTCTATTTTATTTCCGATAGGATCTAAAATTGCTGTTCCTGTATTGGGTGGAGGATCTGGGGAAAGATATATTATACCAGCACAAGGAACATCGTCTTTGTGATATTTGTTTCTTTCATAGTTAGGCACATTTAGTTTACCTTGATTTGGTAGAACATGAAAGAAGGGAGAGATATGTTTCTCTTGTAAGGGTTTTCCTTCGATAGAAGATTCATCATCAGAATATTCGTAGTTATCTAAGTCTTGTGCTTCCCAAACAAAGTCGAGAACCTGTCTTGATAATTCCTTTAAGATGCGATTATATGGACCATTAACATAATCAAGATTAATAGTTCTCATACCACGCCATCCGCCATATGGATCACCTGAATCCAACTGATAACGATATGTTAGATGAAGATCTAATGCCATTTCTCTGACAGCATCTGGATCATCAAAGAAATCATCTTTTACTACATTTTTTAATGCCATTCAACAAAGGTTTTACATTAATATCATAGCATTATCTATGATGTTAGTCAATAGGTCCCATAAAGAAAAATACTTGATTCATTCTATAAGTATCACCAAAGTATTGTTTATCTGAGATATTCATTGCGTGTGGGAATCTGTACCCGTCAAACAATACCAGTCTATTATACTTTGCTTTTAGTGACTCAATAAGTCTATACTTACTCCTTGGTCTCCAAGGTTGATAGTGCTCAGGTATATCATCGGGAGGTTCATTACCTGGATCTAAGTTCTCATACAGGTTTGTTCCTGCAGTTACATCATCCTTGTTAAGATACACCACTCCGTTATATCCCGGATCCCAATGTGGCCACCAATAATTATCATCAAAGTTATTGAATGGTGTATCATACCATCGTGTGAAGTTAGTGACTACAGTATTTCTATCCTCTTCATCTGGCATATCGTGTCCACATATACTGCACACATATTCATATGCTGGAAGTATATCAGGATTCCAGAGATAGTGTCTCCGATCATCAAACTCTACCTGATTGTTTGATGGTTGCTCTTCTTCTTTCCACACTGGTGGTGGCGTACTCTTTAGATATTCTACAATCTCATCAGGATTCTTGTAGAAGTTGTCGATAGTGTAAACAGCAGATCCTTCGATCATTTTCTGTTTTACTTCAGAATCTTTATTAAATTCAAACATTAGCGATTGTATGGGTCAAGATCTAAACTAATTAGGTAGTCAATCCACCACTGTGCATCTTTCATATACTTCCAATTAGGGACGGGTTTACCTTGTTCTACAACATAGTATTCATAAAGAGCATTATCTATAGTCTGTGCGATCTCCATATTCTTCTTCCTCTTCGTCAACATCTGCATATGCATTATCCACGAATGGTCCTCGTTTTCGTAAAGGTTCTTTTCGGACATACTCTTGTTCTTTGTTGACTGCGAATACCCATACACTCAATTTCATTACAATCCAAATTAATGCTATTGGTGATAAACAAGCAAAAAGTATTAATGGTTTCATTAAAACTCTTTCGATATAAATTTATCTATATCGGTATTATCCCAGATAAGTTGAGTTGCCATTTTGTCTCTTAGTTCGTTGATTCTTTCAGAAGTATATTGCTTAAAATTGCCTTTCTTCTCTACTTTTTTATAATAGTGAAGTGCATTAACAATAATAGTATGATCTTCCAGAGTCAAATCAAAGTTCATAATAGATTATTCTCTTGGAAGTAGTGCAATGTATCTTTCAACCCACCAATATGCTTGTAACCAATAGCAACTTGTGGATACTCTGCTTCTTTACCAAACTCAGAGGCGAATGATTTCTGAGTAAAATGATTATCAAGTTTGTATTCTTGTATTTGAATATGCAAAGTTTCTAAAAGTGTCTTTGCTCTTTCACACTCTTGATTTCCGTTTGAATATAAAACTATTGGACCCATAAGTAACTCCTTACAATGTTCTTTCTAATCTATTTGTTGCTTGATCGGGGAAGTCTCTTGGACGACTATCCAAAGCATTATCGGTTTTAGGTGAACCTTCGTTTGCTTTCATTGTATGCTGAAAGTTTATTCTCTTATACCTGATACAAAATGGATCAGGCATCCAGTATGTTACCTGCCAAGAAATTAAAGGATTTAACTCCAGATGTTTTTCTACAGAGTGGTTGAATATGCCAATCTGAATATATCCATCATGAGTAACACATTGATTATCACCAGTACTCACCACAAATAATTGTTTCAATCTCTTTGCCTCCAGTCACTAGGTTTATCTTGTTGAAACCAATCTTTGATGTCGTCAGCATCAGTAAATCCCTTTTTATGGTTGGATGGATCGGGATCACCTAAACCCATCCTATTCAGGAAATCATCGGTACTACCTTCTTCAATCTGTTGAGTGATTTGGCGACGTGCCATCTTCAACATTTCATTGGCAGTTGTATTTGCCTTAGCAAGTTTGTTTGCCCATATCATATCAGACAATTTTACTTCTTCTCCATTTGCAATACATTTACAAATAAATTCCAGTCGTAGTCTGTATTGGGTAGATAACATAAGTTATGTCTATTTACTTTTATTTATTTTAATGAATCATATTGAAAGCAATTGATACCCTATCCTCATCAGTAAAATTAGGTTTTACTCCGTGTGATAACCAAGCAGGAAAGAGATACAATACACTCTCAATACTTGGCATCAACCATCTGTCAGAGTTATATTTGTTAGAATTAATACGTTCTTGAAATGGATGCATTAAGTTTTCAGTAGGACTTTGAAATTCAATATCACCACTATTCTCAGGAACTTTAACATAATATACACCACTAATTATAGCAGTATTATGTGTATGTGGCCAATTTGAACTACTTTTTCTATTTGTATTGATCCAAGATCCCCACATATAGACAGGAGAGATCTGCATTTGATTACAAAGATTGTGAGAATGTTTTGTTATTTGTTCAAATAACTCATCCAATTCATCATCTTCAGGTAAATCATTAGACTGATAACCACCCTGATTACTGATATTTCGACCCGGATCTTTCTCCTCTACAGAATAACAGTATTGTAGCAACTTATCGTTGTCAATAGTCAACTTTGCTTGGTAAAGTGGTATAGAAAATATATCAATTAGGTTACTTTTCATCAAAATACTTTTTCAATTTTTTTGCTGATCGCATACTACGACGCCAAATCATATATTTTACCACAGGATTAGACGGTGATGTTATAAACCACCACCATTGCCCTCTTATGTTAGAGATTACTAACTTCTGTAAGTAGTAAAAAGTAGCAGCAATACCTTCATCAGTAATTATGAAGTATGCTAATACTACTAGCGGTGTTAAAATAATAATATGTAAGTTCATTATTAGAACTCTTTATTTCTACGCTCATCAAGATATTCGACAATTTCCTCTCGCCATTCCATTAGTTCGTGATAGCACTCTTGATTGTGAGCACACGCTCTAAGTTTGCTATCAGGTTTCAATACACTCTCATAAAAAAGTCCAAGTGCATCTTTGCGCTTTTGTTGTTTATCAGTCATTAGCGGTGGTGATTTGAACGGCAGGGAACATTTACCCATTCATACCATCTTCTCACATAACCACCTACACGATGACCGTTCCTAGTATAATAACCAGGAACATATTCTTCATTGTATAACCTACGTCTACACATAGGTTCTTCGTGATAATACGAATGATAGTGGTTATGATGATAGTCAGTATTAAATGGACCCCAAAACTCTTCCCAGGTTATTGCTTTTGCCGGAGTAGCAAGAAATGGTAAAAGTAGCAGGGGTAGGAGTTTCACAGAAATTCCTCAAGTGAAGAGATAGACTTTTTCTTTTTGTCTAATTTACTTTTTTTAGCAATATAATCCACTGATTGTTTATAAGTTTTGCAACTGTGAATTATATTTCCATTATGTATAATGGCGAATCCTTTCGACTTACCAGCATAAGGAACAGCAGCCCACATACCATCGTTAGTTACATAACCTTCAGGATCTTTTGGTTTTGGGTTAAGAATACCCGATCTAGGAATGAAAGGTTTTTGAAACTTAGTCATTAGTTGCTCTTCTGTGTTGGTCGCATTGCTTCCATGAAAGGAACCATTGCTTCGTCACCATAAGTGAGACGAATGTAATTAAGACATTGTGCTAACTGCCAATCAGCGGTGGCACGCATTGATGCGTTCAGAAAAGTGGAGTCAGTAGAACGAGTGATGATTTTACGACAAATCTCTTCAGTCAGTGGGTGTGTCATTTTGTAGTTTCTGGAAACGAAGTTACTCAACATCAAAATACAGCAGTGACAGAAACAATCTGTGCTCCAGGATTACGTGCTGTTGCAACACGCTTTGCATCTTCGTAATCAACAGCGACGACAACTTCATCGAACAAAGTGCCTGCCTTGAACAGTTGAACTTTGACTTTCATGGTGGTGTTCCCTTGATTACCTTTGTATTATAGGGCAGAGTGGGGCAGAGTGGAGGGGCAGAGTGACAGTTCAGCAAGTGGTCAACGACGGATAACGGAGATAGCAGGTTGACCCTGCTTAAACACGGTGTCAACGACCGCCTGAACGGATTTAGCAGTGCTGATGCCCACTTTATCATAGACTGGAACACAGACCAGTCCAAAGGTCTTCTGAGACCCTCCCAGACGGATCACACGACCGATAGACTGACTGATTCCGATATAATCCATATTTCTCATAAACAACACTGCCTCAAGTCCACTGACGTTGATGCCTTCAGACAAAATAGAGTGATGAAGAACAACAAACTTTTTGCTAGGATCTTTGCCCCAAGTATTCAGAGTATCAAAGAATACCTCACGATTGACTTTCTGACCGTCGATGATAGCACCAGTCTTGGATGTAATATACAAACAAGAATAACCACGTTCTGCCAGTTGATTACGGAAGTCAGATTGACTCAGAAGTTTGATAATCTGTTTGGTAGAACGTGCGGCAATCAGAATCTTATCAAGCGAGTTCTCATCAATCGTATCAATCAGATTCTGACAATCACGATCGGCAATCATCTGCTTATCCTGAACCATATCCAGTTGCTTTACAACAACCTTAGGTGGCAGAATGTATCCTTGCTCTACTAATGTAGGAGCAGGAATGTTACAGATGACTTTACCGTAGACCTCATAGTCATTCATCCCTGGTTTGTAAATAGAGAGAGAATGCTTAGGAGTAGCAGTGAAGAAGTAACACCGATCAGCATCAGCAGAAAAGTGCTCCGTAGCAGGGAAAAAGTTACGTTGGACTGAGTTATGTGCTTCATCAAAGTAAATCGTATTGACTTCGATATCTGCTTCTACAAGACGATGTAGAGAGTGATATGTGGTAAAGATTACTACATTCTCACCAGCAGTTCTAGCAGTATTTACAAACAGATTGATCTTTTCTGCTTTTGTTGTGGAGAAGTGTGAAGTCTCACCACTATGAACGTGAATAATATGAGTATGAGTTGTATCGATAACTTCCAAAAACTCACTACAAAGTTGCTCTGCAAGCAGAATACGGGGTGCTACAACAACAATAGTAGAACCATTATCAATATACTTTTGATTCTCAACAATATCATGTATCATACACAAGGTCTTACCACCACCCGTAGGGATGATCAACTGACCTTTGTCATATGCCAGCATCTCATTCAGTGCTTTGCGTTGATGGGGTCTGAGAGTGATGGTCAAAGGTCTCCCTCGA